GACTGTTTGGAATTTTGATGGTGCAACTAATCTTGATGAATTACAAAAAAGACTTAGATCAACCATAATGCTCAGAAGAAAGAAAAAAGATGTTTTGACCGAATTGCCTGACAAAGTAAGACAGGTTATCGTTCTTGGTAGAGATGATTTTGGAGAACAGCTAGAAAAAGAATATGATGCATGGTCAGATGTTGTTGCAGACACATCATCCAATGATATTGCTTTTGATAAAATGTCAGGTGTTAGGCATCAAATGGCATTACAAAAAGTCAATCATGTGGTTAAGCATGTATCAACTATTGACCATCAGGTTGTAGTGTTTGCGCATCATAAAGATGTGATAGATGGAATTAAAAAAGGCTTGGAAGAATATGATAAAAAAGTCGTTATTCTAACTGGCAGTATGTCAACAAAAGCTAGGCAAGAATCAATAGAAACATTCCAAAATGGTAAAGCTGATGTCTTTATTGGTAGCATACAGGCTTCTGGTGTAGGCATTACATTGACTGCTTCTAGTCATGTGGTTTTTGCAGAGCTTTCGTGGGTACCATCTGACATGGCGCAAGCCGAGGATCGTTGTCATCGAATTGGACAAAAAGACTCAGTATTGGTTCAACATATTGTTGTTGATGGTAGCATTGATGCTAAATTAGCTGAAACTTTGGTTAAGAAACAAAAGGTAGCTGATAAGAGTTTGGATAACCCTGATTTAACAAATACTATTATAGAAGAAATATCATATAACTCTGGTGAAGTAGAAAAACTGTACAAAGGTAAGAAAGTCAAAGCGTTACCAGATAATGTTGTTTCAGCCATGCAAGAATGTGTTAGATTATTAGCAAACCACTGTGATGGTGCTAATGATGAAGATGGTGTTGGCTTTAATAAGTTTGATGCTCCATTTGGTCATAATGTAAACCATATGGATAATTGGACAATACCTATACAACATGCTGTAAAAGATATGTTGAAAAAATACAAAAGACAAATGACAGGTGTTTGCGAACACGAATATTCAATAATTTACTCTTAACTTCCAATTATCCTAGTCTTGAAGTATGATATATTGACTAGGATAATTTTTTTTGTTTTATCGACAGACCTAGCTGACAAGCCAAGACGATAAAACTTATCACAAAGGAGTGATTAAAATGGCAAATTCAACTTTTAGTGGACCAGTCCGATCCAAGGGCGGTTTTAATGTAATTAACGAAGCTAGTAGTACAGGCGCAGTTACACAGACAGGTTTCTCAGTAAACTCTACTGGACAACTTATTTCTTTAGGTTGCAGAAAAATACAAACATTCGCAGTTTCTCTTGCGAGTACAAATGCAGCTTCTGTAACATATGGTGATGACGATGTGCTTGTTGAACTAGGTGAACTAAACACAGATCATCCAGATGATTTAGTAACGGCTACTAAGTTTTTTATACACAAAGTAGTAGTTGGTATAACAACAGCAGCAGCCAGTGATGCTAATTCACTAGCAAACTTACAGCTTAGTGCTACATCAGGCACAGCAACTAACGCAGCTATATCTTCTGGAACAGAAATTGTGGGAGCTGGGGTTGCATCATTTAACCCTAGAATCTCAGCTACTGACTCAGTGACAGAGGTTGATATTAATCTTGATGATACAGCTGGAAACTTTCATGTATTCGAGCCAAATATAAGTGCTGCAATTGCGAGCAAATATTTGTACATGGGTGCTGGAGATGCCTGTGATACAGCACTCACGGCATTTCGTGCTACTGTTGAGATAGAATACACAGTATATTAAGGAGTAAATTATGGCAGCTAGATCAGACGTAAAAGCAGTCACAATTACTGCCGATACACAGGCATTAGATGCCGATGGAATCTCAGCAGCAGCAGCAGTTGGAAATAACGCAGCACTTACTTTAGGTGGTGCGTTAACTTCTGGCGGTTCTGCTACATTTGATTCTGGGAGAATAGTTACTATTCTTTCTGCTGGAGATGATTCTAGTAAATCATTTACTGTGGTCGGAACAGATGTTAATGGTGATGCTCAGACAGAAAGTATTACAGGTGCAAATGCTGGTACAGCTACTGGCTCATCATATTTCAAAACTGTAACTAGCATAACAGCTGTGGGAAACCCAGCTGGTAATGTCAGTGCTGGGGTTAATACCGCAGTTGCTGATGTTGTATTTGCTGGAAGAAGCAGATTAAAAGGTGTGTTTTTGACTAGCACAGCAACTGCTGGAACTATTGATTTTTTAACTACTTCTCCTACTGGAACAAGTGTTTTAAAATTAAGTTCAGTTTCAGATGCTGATGCTACCAGAGATGTAACGATACCAAGTGATGGTGTTGTTTTTAGTGCTGGTATATACATACAATACACAGTCAGCACCTTTTTGACTCTTACAGCATTTCATGCGTAATGGCATTAGATGAAAATGTAAAAATGACTCCTAGCAGTAGAGTAATCTATTGTGTGGAGTCTTTTTATAGATTTAACAAATAATGGTGATATATGGCTACTTCAAGTAGTAAAAACTTTGAACCTGATGTTGGTGAATTTGTCGAAGAAGCATTTGAAAGATGCGGAATAGAGCTGCGAACAGGTTATGATTTAAAATCAGCAACCAGAAGTTTAAACTTGATGCTTGCAGAATGGGCAAATCGCGGTTTAAATCAGTGGACCATTGCACAGAAAAGCGTAGCGATGGTGCAAGATACTACTGCTTATAACATTGATAGCACCAATGCTACAGCTCCAATTGATGTTTTAGATGCTTTTATGCGAGAAACAATCAATTCTGAGAATACAGATTTGCCTATGACACGCATTTCTAGGTCACAATATTCTGCTTTACCCAATAAAAGTAATACAGCAAAACCTAATCAGTTTATGATTGATAAGCAATTAACACCAACTGTTACTGTTTATCCAGCTCCAGACAAATCTTCAACATATACTTTAGTAATGAATGTTTTGACTAGAATGGATGATGCTGATGCTGGTGCTAATACTATGGAAATGCCTTATCGTTTTTATCCATGTTTAGCTGCTGGTTTGGCATATTATATTTCTTTGAAAAAAGCACCAGAAAGAACTGCTATGCTTAAACAGTTGTACGAGGAAGAATTTTTGAGAGCAATGAATCAAGACGAGGAAAGAGCTTCATTTAAAATTGTTCCTGATTTGAGAAGTTATAACCATCCATAATGGGAACTTACTCAAATAAACAATCAGCTTATGGAATCTGTGATTTAACAGGTTTTCGTTATAACTTAAAAGATATGAAAAAAACTTGGGATGGTTTAATGGTTGGACCTGACCAGTTTGATCCAAAACACCCACAACTTGACCCAAGACCAGCACCTATTGAAGAACAAGCATTACAAAACGCAAGACCTGATACTTCAGATGATAATAATTTTTTTGTTGTGTATAGTAATGTTGGACTTGGTAAATTAGGCAAACAACTAGACACATATGAATTAACTTTCAGTGTTGGAGAGGTTACAATAACGACATGAGTTGGACATATTCAACATTAAAGACGGCTATTGGCGATTATTTGGAATGCGCAGAAACCACATTTACAACTCATTTGCCTGATTTTATCAAAGAATCAGAAGATAGAATCTTCAGTTTAGCTGAATTAGCACAACAAAGAAAAAATGTTCAAGGTCAAACTTCTACAAACAGTAGATTTTTAGCATGTCCATCTGATTTCTTAGCACCAATGAGTTTAGCGATTGTAAGTAGCAATACTTATGACTATTTGGATTTAAAACATGCTAGTTTTTTAAAAGAATACAGTCCAACTACTTCTGTTACTGGGCAACCTAAATATTACTCAATATTCAGTCAAGACAGTTTTACCTTAGCACCAGTTCCAGATGCTGCTTACACAGTAGAGCTACATTATCTTCATAAACCAGCAAGTTTAACTTCTGGTAGTGATAGTAGCTCAACAGTTCTTTCAACTGACTTTCCAGATGCATTGTTGTATGGTAGTTTAGTAGAAGGAGCAACTTTCTTAAAAGAAGCACCTGAAACTGTTGCTCAGTTTGAAATGAGATTTAAAGAAGCAATAGCAAGGATGAAAAATACCACAGAGGGTCGTGACACCAGAGATGAGTATAGGTATGATTCATTAAGGCAAAGAGTTACATAAATAGATAGGACAAAAAAATGGAGCCAATAGAGTCTTTAGAAGGCAAGCGAGTCGCTTTGCTTGGTTTGGGTATATCTCAAATTGATTATGTTATAAGTTTAGAAAACGGAAAAGTCTGGGATGAAGTCTGGGCGATAAATTCTGTGGCTGGCGCATTGCGCTGTGACAGACTTTTTATGATGGACCCAGCAAGCAGATTTTTTGATTCAGAAGATGCTGGTAAGCAGACATCTGTTATGCGCAAAATATTACCAAAGATAAAAGTGCCAGTTTATACTTGTGAATTGGATGAAAGAGTTCCTAGTGCTGTAGAATATCCATTAGAAAAAATATGCAATTACACAAAATGCGCTTATTTTAATAACACAGTAGCATATGCACTTGGTTTTGCTATGTATAATAAAGTTTCAGCAATTGATTTATTTGGTATAGATTTTAGTTACAGAAATGATCTACATTTTGCAGAAGCTGGTAGAGCCTGTGTTGAGTTTTGGCTTTGCAAATTGATGGAAAATGATATAACTGTAGGTGTTTCACCAAGATCAACTGTTTTAGATGCTGATGTACCAGCTGACGAAAGACTGTATGGTTATCACAGGCTTGAAAAGCCATTAGTTGCAGTGCCACATAAAGATAGTTGGATTATTTCAACTAATGATAAGATACAAGAAGTTCTCCAAGAGCATGATATGCAATTGGTTACTGAAACCAGACCGCCAGAACCATATAAAGGATAATGTCAGATAGTTTTATACAATTAGGCAAAGTGATGGTATCTACCACGCATAATCGTGGTCATCCACCTGAATTTTGGGCAGAACAAATAACAAAAAAGATATGTGATATAAGCGACAACGCACCAGATCATATTAGACAACAAGCTCATGCTTTTCAAAACCATGTTTATACTGTAGTATTAAATGGTGTCAAAAGTGCAATTGACAGTGACCGAGTTACAATACGCGGTCTACTGAATTCTCAAGGACACACAGACATGGCTAATATTATAAAACAGTTAAAATAAGGAGAAGAACATTGGCAATCACCTCGACTATCTGTAGCTCGTTTAAGCAAGAGGTCCTTGTGGAATCGCACAATTTAACGAATGGAGCAGACTCTATTAAACTAGCTCTATACACAAGTTCTGCTACAATGGGCGCAACTACAACTGCCTATTCAACTTCACAAGAAGTAAGTGGTACTAATTACTCAGCTGGCGGTAGCGCATTAACTAATGTAACTCCAGCCTTATCTGGAACCACAGCGGTATGTGATTTTGCAGATTTAACATTCGGAACAGCTACAGTAACAGCTAGAGGATGTTTGATATATAATTCTACAAATTCAAATAAAGCAATCTGTGCCGTTGATTTCGGGGGGGATAAAGCTTCGACAGCGGGTGATTTTACAGTTGTGTTCCCTTCCGCCACGGCTACTGGAGCAATTATTAGATTAGCTTA